CCCCGTCAATCGGGAGAACAGCCGAGATGCCGACCATGCCCCCGGAAAAAGACCCTACTTTCTGGGTCATGCTCGCCGCTTCACTGCGCGACCATGGCCTTGCCGCCGCGCTGGCCGCCGTTTTGAGCTATCTGCGCATCCTTTACGACGACAAAGAACATCGGTGGGACCGCCGCTTGATCGAGGCGGCCTTGGGCGGCGTATTGACGTTTCTGGTGGGTGTCGGTGCCGAGCAATTCGGCATGGGCGGCGGTTTTTCTTACGCCGTGGCCGGTTCTGTCGGTGTGTTAGGCGTTGATCAGGTGCGCAAATGGGCCAGCAGTTGGGGAAATCGCAAGGTCGAGGCGTTATGAGGCGGCCGCCGCCTTGGATGGGCATGCTGATCTTTATGCTCGCCTCCGCCATTGCGGGGCATATCACTCAATCGGCTGGCCCCGATGCCAGCCACGTTACACATAACGAGGTGTTTCAGTGAGCAAAAGAATTTTTGATGTGGTGCTGCTGACCGGCGCCGCTCACGTTGTTGAAGCTGAGTCAATTGCGCTGGATGAGCGCGGCAGCATGGTGTTCAGTGCCTCCGGCAAATACGTCGCTTATTTCAGCGGCGTGAGTTCGGTGATCGAAAGGCCCCAGCCTGATCCGTCGCCCGAGCCCTGCGCAGCGGGCGGCCTGGACTCGTTCCCTGAGCCGGGATCGCCTGCGTTGTTCGGTGAGGCGATGCTGTCCGGCACGGTGGTGATCAATGTCCACGTCGATGGGCATGCGTCTGCAAATGTCGTGGCCGAGGCGGTGAAGTCGGCTATCAACACTGTTCACAGCGTGGTGTGATGGTGCGGCTTTGTGCCTTCGGCGCGTTCTATATCGTGGTCATTCTGATGGGCATCTGCTGGTGTCTAGGGGGTGTGTCTTGAAGTAGTTCTCTGGCCTCCCCGGCCGTAAGGGGGCGATTCATCCTCGACCGCGTAAAAACCGAGGCGCTTGTTCCGTCGAGAGAATAACGGAGCCGGAGCGCGTCAGTTCGCTGCTGACCCCGTAAGCGGCCGCTGTGCCATCCGAGCGCGGTCCCGACAGCAAGGGACGCCGGAAAACGTAACCGGCGCACATTCGAGGAGGCGGCATGTTCAGGATTACGACCGAAGGCGCCGCCGAGATTAAGCGGGCCATGAGCGAAATCGAAAAGCGGCAATTGCCGTTTGCCACCGCTCTAGCCCTGACTCGCACGGCCGCGCTGGTGAAGGCCGCCGAGGTCGACGCGATGCGTCGTGTGTTTGATCGGCCCACGCGATTCACCCTCAACAGCCTGTTTGTTCGGCCAGCCAAAAAGGCACGCTTAGAGGCGCGGGTGTGGGTCAAGGACTACGCCTCAAAGGCCGAAGCCCCGACGCGCTGGCTGTTGCCGGAAGTGGAAGGCGGCGAGCGTAATCGCAAACGCAGCGAAAAGCTGTTGGGTGCTCGGGGCATCTTATCCTCGGGGCGATTCCTGATGCCGGGCGCCGACATGCCGCTTGATGGTAGCGGCAACATCAGTCGCGGCCGCATACAGCAGGTGTTGTCCGGCCTTGGCGCCCAGCACGACAAGGCAGCGAATAGCACCGACAGCAGGCGAAGCGATGGCAATCGCCGTCGCTTCTTTGTGGTGGGCAAGGGCGCCAATGCGCTAGGTATTGCCGAGCGCACGGGCAAGGGCAAGGGCAAGTTCAAGTGGATGCTGGCCTTTGGCAAGGCGCCGGTCTATCAGGATCGGTTCGATTTCTACGGCGTGGCCGACCGCACAACGCGCCGCCATCTGCCTGTCGAGATCGGCAAGGCCCTGCGAGAGGCCGTGATGAACGCGAGGTAGCAGGATTTTGGCCGGAATTTGCTCAAATGAGATAGATTCTCAGGCAAAAGGTACTCCCGGGCCCCACGGGCCTAGGGGGTAATTCGAGGCCCGTCATTTCGCTACATATGACCTTTTTTCAAGGTTGGTTGTTGTTTCGTCTATGAAAATCACAACGATCACGCGTCAGCCGTTCTGGCTGAACAAGAAGAATATGGCCGACAGCCTCGGCATTTCGGTTCAAGCCTTTGACAAATGGGGTGTTCAGCCAGTCGCCAAGATTGGCCGGGAGTCTTTTTACGACGCCCGGACGGTGCTGGATAACCGGCTGAAACATCAGGGCGGCAAACAGCAACCTGGGCTTGAAGAGATCGATCCGCTGATTGGTTACAAGATCGACCTTGAACGGTGGCGGCTGACCAAAGAGCAAGCCGACGCCCAGGCACGCAAAAACAAGGTCGGAGAAAAGGAACTCGTTCCGGTCGGTTTCATGGTGTTTGCGCTGGCCAGCCTGTCGGCACAGTTGGCCTCAACCCTCAACACCGTTCACAAAAACGTGAAGCGCAAACATCCCGATATCGGCGTTCGCCATCTTGAGGCGGTGGAGAGCGAAATCGCCGTTACTCGTAACGCTGCCGCTGGGTTGGCTGATCGGATACCGGAGCTTTTGGATGAATACATCGCCTCCCTGGATGAGGGATCTGGTTGAGGCTGTTCGGCGCGGGCTCAAAAACCTAGAAGTCGATCCGCCCATGACGGCGGTCGAGTGGGCCGACAAATATTTCTATATGTCTTCCGAGTCCTCCTATGGCGAGGGCAAATGGACGACCGAGGCGTTTCAGGTGGCGTTGTTGAACGCCATGGGTAACGACCTGATCCATGAGCTGAACCTGCCGAAGTCGGCGCGGATCGGTTACACCAAGATGCTGCTGGCGAACATCGCCTACAAGCTGAGGCACAAGAAACGCAGCATCTGCATGTGGAGCCCGACGGACGACGACGCCAAGGGCATCATGAAAAAGCACGTCGACCCGATGATTCGCGACGTGCCCGAAATCAAGGCTATGGCGCCCTGGTTCGGCAAGAAACACAAGGACAACACCGAGGATCAAAAGACTTTCGATAACCGCAAGGTGCTGTGGTGGCTGGGCGGAAAGGCAGCGGGAAACTACCGGGAAAAGAGCCCGGATGAAGTCGGTTATGACGAGCTGTCGAGCTTTGATGCGGATATTCAAGGTGAAGGCTCGCCAACGTTTCTCGGCGACAAGCGTCTTGAGGGTGCGACCTTTCCGAAGTCGATTCGAGGATCTACGCCCAAGCTTGCAGGCAGTTGCCAGATCACCCGAGCGGCTGAGGAATCGGCCTACCTGCTGCGCTTCCATATTCGGTGTCCGTGCTGCGGCACAGAACAGACGCTGAAATGGGGGGGTAGGGATGAGCCGTATGGCCTCAAGTGGAGCCGGGACGCCTTGGGCGAGGTTGATAAGGCCTGGTATCTGTGCGAGTCAGACAACGGCTGCACCTTTGAACATTTCGAAATGATCGAGGCGTCACGCTCGGGTCGCTACATCTGCGAGCGCACCGGGATATGGACGCGGGACAGCATGGAGTGGTTCGGAGCGGACGATAAGCCCATTCGTACACCGAGGCGGCTCACGTTCCACATCTGGACCATATATTCGACCTTCACGACCTGGGTGAAGATCGCCGACGAGCGTGTGAAGGCCGGTAAGGACCGGGGCAAGCTTAAAACCTTCGTGAACACGACGCTTGGCGAGGCCTGGGAGGAAGACCTCACAGAGAAAGTCGACTGGGAACAGCTTCGGGATCGTCGAGAGGTTTATGCGGCGCAGGTTCCGGCGCGTTGCGTCGTTCTGATGGGTGGCATCGACACACAAGACGACCGTTACGAGTTGCGCGTGTGGGGCTTCGGCGCGGGTGAGGAAGCATGGCTTATTTACCGTCGAGTGTTGACGGGCGATCCGGCCAGCGGTGAGTTGCTGCGCCAAGTTGGGCTTGAGTTGCACAGGCAGTTCACCCGTGCTGACGGCACGCGCATGGGCGTGATGCGTTGGTGCTGGGACTCAGGCGGACACCACTCGGAAACTGTTCGGGCCCAAAGCCGCAAGCATGGCTTGCATTGGGTAGTCCCAATTTTCGGAGCCAGCACCTACGGCAAGCCAATTGCCAACTTCCCGCGCAAGAAAGAGAAGAAGTCAAAAACCTATTTGACAGAGGTCGGCACTGACAACGCCAAAGAGGTGATTTACAACCGCCTCAGATTGCAGCCGGACGGCGTTAGCCCTGTCCCTGGGCTGATCCATTTTCCCGCAGACGATTCGATCTGCGACGAAGACGAACTAAAGCAACTGACCAGCGAAACCAAGAAATGGATCTTGGCCAAGGGTCGGCGTGTGTTGCGTTGGGATGCCAGCAAGCGGCGTAACGAGGCGCTGGATTGCTTTGTGTATGCGCTGGCAGCGCTGCGCATCAGTCAAGAGCGGTTTGGTTTGGATTTGGACCGGTTGGCTATGGAAGCCCAACTAAATCCGCAAACAGGTGCATGGGAGATCCCAACCGTGCCTGAGCCGGAGCAAGCCCCGGAGCCGGATTCCGTGCCCGAACCTGTTCATCAAACACAATCCCCATCACCTCAACCGGCCGCAGTTTCTGGCGGCTGGGTCAACGTGGAAAATAACGGATGGCTATAAACCCGCAGGACATGGTGGACAAATACCTTGCCGCCGAATTGGCTGTGCTCGAAGGCAAGGAAACGTGGTTTAACGGTCGCAAGGTCGTTATGGCGGATTTGCCCCAAATCATCGCCGGACGCAAAGAGTGGGAGCGCCGGGTTAATGCTCAGGCCGCTGCTGCCCAGGGTAGCCCGGGTTACTCCCTGGCTACGTTCCATTGAACTTTATCGACCGGTGGTTAGCGCCGGTTTTCCCAGGCGCAGTGTTGCGCAGGCTGGCCGCCAAAAGCGCTATTCAAGCGTTTGAAGCGGCCAAGATTACCCGGACCCACAAGGCCGAAAAGCAGACCCGCAGTGCGGACCTGTCGTTGCAAATGAGTGCCGAATCACTGCGTGCCCAAAGCCGCAAACTTGACGAGGATCACGACCTTGTAACCGGTATTTTTGACCGCTTGGAAGAGCGCGTGGTGGGAGGGTCTGGCATTTCGGTGGAGCCGTTACCGCTGAATTATGCCGGGGAGGTTCATAAGGAATTCGCTGACCAGATCCGCGCGCAATATGCCGAATGGTCACTGACGCCTGAAACCTCTGGCGAGCTGACCCGGCCGCAGATGGAGCGGCTGGTGTGCCGCACCTGGCTGCGTGACGGCGAGGGCCTGGCGCAAATGCTGATGGGCAAAGTCGCGAACTTTGAGCACCTGCATGCGGTGCCGTTCTCGCTGGAACTGCTGGAGCCGGATTATCTGCCCTACAGCTACACCGATCTTGCTCAGGGGATCACTCAAGGTATTCAGCGTGACTCCTGGCGCCGGGTGAAGGGGTTTCACCTGCTCAAGGAGCACCCGGGTAGCTCACTCGGGTACGCCTTGTCAGGCAAGACCAAATTCGTGCCAGCCGACCGGATGTTGCACATCGCCTACCGCAAGCGAATCGGTCAGAACCGTGGGCAACCGCTGTTGCATGCGGTGTTGATGCGTCTGGCCGACATCAAGGATTACGAGGAAAGCGAACGCGTTGCCGCGCGAATCAGCGCTGCCCTGGCGATGTTCATCAAGAAGGGTTCGCCTGATGACTACGTTCAGACGCCGTCGGTGGCCGGGGCTGACGGGCAGGCCAAGGGCGCCCGAAGCATCCCGATTGCTCCCGGGATGGTGTTTGACGGGCTGTTGCCCGGCGAAGACGTGGGGATGATCGAAAGCAACCGGCCCAGTCAGTTTGTTGAGTCGTTCCGCAACGGCCAGTTGCGCGCAGTAGCTGCCGCCACCCGCATGGGATTTTCGACGGCTACCCGAACTTATAACGGCACCTACTCGGCGCAACGTCAGGAGCTGGTCGAGTCGCAATTGGGTTACGACCTGCTACAGCGCGAATTCATCGACTACTGGTCACGCAAGGTCTATCGCGCCTTCGTGGAAATGGCCTTGCTCAGTGGCGTGTTGAAACCGCCCAGGGACGTGGATATGTCCTCGGTCTACAACGCGGTTTATCAGGGGCCGGTCATGCCCTGGATCAATCCGGTGCATGAGGCCAACGCGTGGAAACTCCTTGTGGAAGCAGGGTTTGCCGATGAATCCGAAGTGGCGCGCGCCCGTGGCCGCAATCCACAAGAACTCAAACGCTCCCGCACTGCGGAGATTGATACCAACCGGGCTAAAGGGCTGGTGTTTAGCTCGGATGCCTTCCACCAGTTCTACGGGAAAATCACCCTCAATGCTGAAACTACCAAGAAAACCCAAGGCGACACCTAAGCCGCTGATGCTGCCGCGTGCATCGGCAACGGGGCAAATCACGGCCGACAACAAGCCAGCCGAAAGCTGGTATTCGATGCGCGCTTTGGCACGCGGCAGCGTGGAAATTTTGCTGTACGACGAAATCGGTGCGTGGGGCATCACGGCAAAACAGTTCGTGACCGACCTGTTGGCTTGCGGTGACGTGTCACACATCAATCTGCGCATTCATTCCCCGGGCGGTGACGTGTTCGGCGGCATGGCGATTTACAACACCTTGAAGGCGCACCCGGCCCGGCTGGATGTGTACATCGACGGTCTGGCCGCATCGATGGCAAGCGTCATCGCTATGGCTGGCGACACCGTATACATCCCGGCAAACGCCATGATGATGATTCACAAGCCGTGGGGTGTGCAGGGCGGTGATGCGGAGGAAATGCGCCGTTACGCCGAACTGCTGGACAAGGTGGAAACCACGCTCGTGCAGGCCTACGCGGCCAAAACTGGCAAGTCGACCGAAGAAATTCACGCGCTGCTCGCGGCGGAAACGTGGATGGATGGCGGCGAGGCTGTGGCAGCAGGTTTCGCCGATCAACTGATTGAACCCCTGAAAGCTGCCGCTCAACTCATTTCAAAACGCATGCAGGAATTTGAACACATGCCAAAAGATGCCTTGAACAACCTGATGAACCCGCGTGCGCAGATCAATCCGCCTGCGCCTGCACCGGCTCCTGCTCCTGCTCCGGCCCCGGCCCCGGCCCCGGCCCCGGCCGCAAGCCTGACGGTTGATCAGATGCGTGCCCAGGTGATTGCAGAAGAAACCGAGCGCCGTAACGGCATCACAGCGGCGTTCGGTGGTTTTGCCAACAGTCAGGCCGATTTGCTGGCCAACTGCATCAACGACATGAACTGCACCGTCGACAATGCCCGCACGCAGTTGCTGGCCAAACTCGGTGAGAACACGCAGCCGACCAATGTCCCTGGTCTGCATGGCCATATCAGCAACGGTAATCTGGTGGGCGACTCGGTTCGTGCCTCGCTGATGGCGCGTACCGGGATGGCTGAAATCGAGGCCAGCAACGGCCTGAACCACATGAGCCTGCGCGAGCTGGCCCGCGCCTCGCTGACCGAGCGCGGCATTCTGGTGGCCTCGCTGAACCCAATGCAGATGGTCGGCATGGCGTTCACTCACGGCTCAAGCGACTTCGGGCAGATCCTGTTGGACATCGCCGGTAAGTCGGTATTGCTGGGCTGGGATGAGTCGACCGAGACGTTCCAAGAATGGACCAAGAAGGGCCAGCTAAGCGACTTCAAAACCTCGGCGCGTGTGGGGCTGGGTGAGTTTCCAAGCCTGCGCGAGGTTCGCCCGGGTGCGGAATACAAACACATCACCATCGGCGACCGTGGCGAAACCATCGCGCTGGCAACCTACGGCGAGATGTTCGCTATCACCCGTCAGGCCATCATCAACGATGATCTGTCGTTGCTGAGCGATATCCCGTACAAAATGGGGCAGGCTGCGCGGGCAACCATCGGCGATCTGGTGTATGCAATCCTGACCAGCCCGCCAAAGATGCGTGACGGCAAGCCCCTGTTTGACGGCACCCGCAAGAACTTGGCGACCGGAGGTGATTCGGCCCTGTCGATTGCCAGCCTGATCGCAGGTAAGACCGCGATGGCCTCGCAGAAGACACAGACCGATGGCGGCAAGGCGCGCACGTTGAACATTCGTCCAGCCTATGTGCTGACGCCGGTAGCCTTGGAAGACAAGGCAAACCAGCTTATCAACTCGGCGTCAGTGCCGGGCACGGACGTAAACGCGGGCATCATCAACCCCATTCGCGGTTTCGCCAAAGTGATCGGTGAGCCGCGTCTGGATGATTCTTCGTCTACCGAATGGTACATGGCGGCCAAGCAAGGCACCGACACCATCGAAGTCGCTTACTTGAACGGCATCGACACCCCGTATGTCGAGCAAGAACAGGGCTTCAGCATCGACGGCGTGCGCAGCAAGGTGCGTATTGATGCCGGTGTGGCGCCGCTGGACTATCGCGGCCTGTACAAGTCACTCGGCAAGTAAGCCCCCGCTCAACCCCCACAAGCCCCGCCTTTCGCGGGGTTTTTTGTTTCTGTGTGTAGGAGATTGCTCACATGGCTAAGAATCACTCGGGTGAGGGCAAGTCCCGCACTTTCGTTTCTCCCACTGGCGGCACTACCAACGGCGTGCCGGTGGTATTGAACTCGATGGTCGTCATCCCCCTGGAAGACACCGTAAAGGGCCAGAACTTCACGGGTGTGCTCTGTGGTTCCTGGATTCTGCCGGTTACCGGCGCGCTCAAGACCGGCGCCAAAGTTAGCTGGCTGGCCTCGTCCAGTTCGCTGGTGGCAGCGGACACGGCGGATTCGGTGCCGTTTGGCAAATTGCTGTCCGACGCTGCTGGTGGCGTTGCCGACGCGCTGTTGATCCAGTAATGCCGCCGCCGCGCTTTCGGGATCTGGCGGCCCGCATGGACTCCGTTCTGGTCGCCCGCTTGGGTGATCGGGCGGTGCTCGAGGATGGTCGCGAGCTGTTCGGGCCATTTTCCTCTCCATTCATCGGTGCAGCCATTGGCGGGAAAACGGGTGGTCATCGCTTTGGGCAGGCGTCCAATGCCGATGAGGTGATGCAGCCTACCTTTACGGTCCGAGTGGTCGACGCGGTCGGCATAGTCAAGGGGACATTCGTCACCATCGATCTGCCTCCTGAGCAGGGAGGCGGCCGCTATAAGGTCGTTCGCCTTCAACCTGACGGCGCCGGAATGGTGGACCTGATTCTAGGGATGAACAATGAGCGAACTGACGACATTACATGACGCCATTGAGGCCACGCTGCGCGAGCAGATGCCCAAGGTCGTGCATGTTGAGGCATTTCCAGATCTGGAAAACCTGTTCGACCTGCCAGCGATCTACTTTGCGTTGACGGACATCACCCTGGGTGAGGATCGAGGCGAAGGGAAAACAGGGATCAAGGGCCTGTTTCAGGCCTGCATTCTGGTCGACCCGGAGCGTCCCCGGGCGCCCTTGCAGGCGGCCATTCTGGCCGCCCAACTCACAGCGGTGCTCAAGGATCAGTATTGGGGTGTCGAATTCATCATGACGCCGCCCGAAGACATCCGCGCCCAGCCGGATGGCTCGGCGCCCGAGCTGGCGCGGTTTGTGGTGTGGGTCGTGGAGTGGACTCAATCTTTCGAAGTGGGCGAGGTGCAATGGCCCTTTGATGACGAACCTGGCCCGCTGGTATGGGGCGTCAGCCCGGATGTCGGCCTGGGTCATGAGGATGACTATTTCACGGCTGATTCGCTGGAGGCGCGGTTATGAGCGCCTTCGCGCAGGCGCAGCATGACCAGATGCTGGCGGCCCTGATCATCCCGGGTTACGTGGTGGCTCTGGACCTGACGGCATCGCCGCCGATGTGCCGGGTTTCCAATGGTGACGGATGGACCAGCGCCTGGGTGCGCTGGCACAGCATTGCAGCGGGAAAGGCGCGGCACTGGCGGGCGCCGAGCATGGGGGAGCAGGGGGTGTTGTTCAGTCCGAGTGGCGACCCTGCGCAAGGCACCTTTGTGCCGGGCCTCTACGGCAATGCGGGGGCGCAGCCCGATAACCGCGACCATGTCGAGGTCTGGCGCTTTGATGATGGCGGCTCGCTGGTCTACGACTGGGAGGCCAAGAGCTACACGATCACGCTGCCCACCGGCACCGTGACGGTCAAAGTGGGTGGCGCCGAGCTGGCCGTTACGGATAACGCTATCACCGGCAAGGCGGCCTCGATCAAATGGATTGGCCCCACGGAAATCGATGGAACGTTACGCGTAACGGGCGATATCACCGGCCTCGGCAAGATCATCGATACCGGTGGCAATACGCCGAACCACAAACACTGATTCTTAATTTCCTACAGCCCGCCACGCGCGGGTTTTTTTATGCCCGGAGTAGACATGACCAAAGCCAAGGCAGTGACCGAAAATGCCCCCGCAGCGGCGACAGAGCCCGCCGCAGCCCCCGAGGTTGCAGCGCCGAAGATCACCACCTTTCGCGACAAGGTGTTCACCTCCCGCACGCTGGTTCTGCCCGATAACTCGACGCTGCCGGTCGCCAAGGGGCGCGTCTCGGTCGAGGACAGCAACAGCCAGGCGCTGGCGTTCCTCAAAGCGCATGAAGAATTCGAAGCACTGGAGTAATCGCCATGATCGGGATGGATCGCGAGACAGGCCAGCCGCTGTCGGGCCTGCCGCACTTGCGCCAATCCATCGGCGACATTCTGTCGACCCCCGAAGGCAGTCGTCGTCAGCGTCCCGAATACGGTTCCAGGCTGCGCCGTTTTGTCGACCTGCCGGTGACGGCGGGCTGGCGCAGCGCCGTGCAGGCGGAAGTCAACCGGGCAATAGGGCGCTTTGAGCCTCGCATCAAGCTGGAGTCGGTTCGAGTCGTGTCGGTGCTGGACGGGCAAATCACCTTTTCCATCGCCGGGGAATACGAGGGTGACGGGTTTTTAGTGGAGGTCACCGCATGAGTGCTGTGGATCTGTCGGCGCTTCCGGCGCCCGAGGTGCTGGAAGCGCTGGACTTCGAAGACACGTATCAGGAGTCGCTGGGGGTGTTCCGCGAAGCCATGGGCGACAACTGGTCGGCACCGTTGGAAAGCGACCCCGTCGTCAAGCTGATCGAGGTCGGGGCCTACAACAAGATCGGTAACCGGGCGCGGGTCAACGATGGCGCCAAGGCGCTGCTGTTGGCCTACGCCGAGGGGGGCGATCTAGAGCAACTGGCGGCCAACGTCAACTTAAAGCGCCTGGTGGTGCAGGCCGAAGACACTACGGTATTTCCGGCCATTCCCGAGGTGCTGGAGGAAGACGACGCACTGCGCGAGCGTATTCAACTGGTGTATGAGGGGCTGACCACGGCGGGGCCGCGTAACAGCTACATCCTGCATGCGCGCAACGCTTCGGGTCTGGTGGCGGACGCCACGGCCGAAAGCCCTTCACCGGCCACGGTCGTGGTGACGGTGTTGAGCCTTGAGGGCATGGGCGAGGCCTCGCCGGAGTTGTTGAACACGGTCGCCACGCACCTGAGTGATGACGATACCCGGCCACTCGGCGACCGGTTGCTTGTGCAGAGCGCGGAGATTTTGCCGTATTCCATCACTGCCATTCTGCACATGACCGGAACCGGCTCGGAAAACGAGACGATTCTGGCTGAGGCTCGTTCGCGACTGGCCAAGTCGGTCAACCCGCGACGACGGCTAGGCGTCGAGGTGGCTCGGTCGGGCGTTGATGCACAGCTACACATCGCAGGGGTTCGCCGCGTCGAGTTGGTCGGCTGGCAGGATCTACTCCCGACCAAGGCGCAGGCGGCCTATTGCACGGGGTTTTCCGTAGAGTTGGGTGACTGACCATGAAAAGTCTCTTACCCCTCAACAGCACGCGGCTTGAGCGCGCGCTGGAAGCGGCCATTTCGGATGACACGCCGGTTCCGTTGCGCCTGCTCTACAACCCTGACACTTGTCCTGTAGCGCTGTTGCCGCATCTGGCATCGGCCTGGTCGGTCGACCGCTGGGATGAGAAGTGGAGCGAGGCGGCCAAGCGTGGCGCGGTCAAGTCATCGTTCTATGTGCATGCCCACAAAGGGACCATCGGCGCGCTGCGCCGGGTGGTGGAGCCGCTGGGCTACCTAATTGAGGTCGTCGAGTGGTGGCAACTGAACCCCATGGGCGAGGCAGGCACCTTTCAACTCAAAGTCGGCGTGCTCGATACCGGCATCACCGAACAGATGTACGAGGAACTGACGGCGCTCATTGATGACGCCAAGCCGGTTTCGCGTCACCTGATCGGCCTGGCCATCAGCTTGGAAACCACCGGCCGCATCTACCTGGGCGCCTCGATCAGCGAAGGCGACGAAATCGACGTTTACCCGCCGCAACAGCGCGACATTGAAGTGTCGGGCGTGATCGGTCGTGGCGGACGTGAAGACACTATCGACACCTTGGATGTGTATTGATGATCGATCAAAACTCACAGTTTTACGCCATCCTGACCAATGTCGGGGTGGCCAAGCAGGCCAACGCAGATGCCTTAGGTATCCCTTTTAAGTTCACTCATATGGGGGTAGGCGATGCGAACGGCACCGAACCGCAACCGGATGCGAACCAAAAGGCGCTGATCAACGAGTGGCGCCGGGCGCCGTTGAATCAGCTAAAGCAGGATACGAACAACCCGGCCGTAATCATTGCCGAACAGGTGATTCCAGCCGACGTGGGGGGCAAGTGGATTCGCGAGATCGGCTTGTACGACGCGGACGGCGACCTGGTGGCCGTGGCGAACTGCGCGCCATCGTTCAAGCCCCTGCTGAATCAAGGCTCCGGCCGTACCCAAGTGGTGCGCATGAACCTGATCGTCAGCAATTCGGCCAACGTCGAGTTGAAGATTGATCCAAGCGTTGTGCTGGCCACCCGTGAATTCGTTCTGAGCGAGCTGGCCAAGCAGGATTTCAAAAACTCGGTGCTGGTCTGTGCCCCGGGTAGCATCGTGCTCAACGGCTTGCAGACGATTGACGGCGTGTCCGTGCCCGCAGGCAAGCGGGTGCTGGCGCCGTTTCAGACAGCGGCCAAGGATCGCGGCATTTGGGTGTCTGCCGCAGGCGCGTGGGCTCGCGCGACTGATGCAGATGCCAACGATGAAGTCACGCCGGGCATGTTGGTTTTGGTGGAGCAAGGGACGCTTTACGGCGACAGTGCTTGGCAATTGGTGACAGACGCGCCGATCACCCTGGGCGTGTCCTCACTGACGTTCGAAATGGCCTGGGGACGCACCGGCATTGCCCCGGGTGAATATCGCAGCGTCGTGGTCGACAAGCTGGGGCGTGTGGTGTCGGCCAGCAACCCGACGACGGCCGCAGGTTACGGGCTGACCGACGTTTACACGAAGACGCAGGTCGACACGCTGCTGGCCGCCAAGGCCCCGCTGGTCAGCCCGGTGTTGACGGGGATTCCGAAAGCCCCAACCCCGGGGTCTTCGACCAACAGCGATCAGATAGCCACGACGGCGTTTGTGCAGGCGCTGTTTACCGCCCTGGTGGGCGCCGCGCCGGAGACGTTGAACCAGATCAACGAGATTGCGGCCGCGCTGGGCAATGATCCCAATTTCTCCACAACTATCATGAATGCGCTGGCATTGCGGGCGCCGCTGGCCAGTCCAGTGTTCACGGGAGATCCAAAGGCCCCCACTCCTGCCTTGGGCGACAACGATACGTCGATTGCGACCACGGCGTTTGTCGCAGCAGCCATCACGGCCGCAAGTCGCTCGTACAGTGCGTCGGTCACGAACGTGAATACGAATCGCACGCTGACCGTAGCTGAGGTAGGGCAGGGTTTCCGCCTTACCCCGTCCACGCCAATCGTCATCACCATGCCAGATCCGCAACCGACAACGGGCTTGGGGTACGTGCTGAGAAACGAAGGCACGGCAAACGTCACGGTCAGTGCGGCAGGCTTTATCTACACCGAAGCTGGAGCGGCGGCGAAAACGCTTGTTCTGGCGCCTGGCGAATGGGTTGAAATCATTTCGAACCTGTCGAGCTGGGTCGTGTACATGCGCGGCAAGTTGGGCGAAGTGGCAAAAGTGGATTCGCCTGTGTTTACCGGTGATCCAAGGGCGCCGACTCCGGCTGTTGGCGACAACGACACGTCGATTGCCACCACGGCGTTTGTCCAGGCCGCCCTCGCGCTGTTTGGCGTGGGTGCGGTCAACGGGCCACGGGTGACCGATCTGGACGCCCTGGCGTATGGCGGAATGTATTTCGCCACGTCGACAGCGGCGGGGATGCCCATCGCGGCTAACTCGGCGCTTATCCATGTTCCCTACAGCGACGGCAGCGCTGCGCTACAGATTTGCTGTGCGCTGTCGGCGCCGACCCGGATCTACTACAGAACCCGCTCAAGCGGAACGTGGAACGGCTGGAAGGAATTCGGAATGCTGGACTCGCCTGTTTTTACAGGCGATCCGAGGGCACCGACTCAGTCGGTCGGTGACAACGACACGTCGATTGCCACGACCGCGTTCGTGCAAGCCGCTCTCGCAGCGTTCGGTATTGGCACCTTTATCGGCACGCAGACCGCTGATTTGAACACGGCCGTTCAAGGCGGCTGCTACCGAACCACAAACACCACGGCTAACTCGCCTGTGGCGGGAAATATGTCGGTGTGGGTGGTGCCCTACAACAACGGCGGATGCCTGCAAGTGGCTTCGCTACTGTCGGGCGCGACGGCCAGTGCAAAGCTGTACTACCGGACTCAAGCCGGGGGTAGTTGGTCGGGTTGGAAAGACGTCCTGAGCAGTGACAGCCCGGCCCTGTTGGGAACCCCGACCACGACGACCCCAGCGGCGAACGATGTTTCGAAACAGATCGTCAACACCGAATTCTTCAAGTCGGAGCTGGCCCGCCTCAAATCGGTGGTGAAGTTCACGGCGAACGGAAACTGGACGTGCCCTGACGGGGTTACAACGGTTTGGATTTCCGGCTGTGGTGGCGGCGGGGGTGGCGGTGGCGGTGGCGGATTGTCGTCTAATGGCGCGGGCGGTGGCGGTGGCGGTGCGGCAGGTCGAAGTGTTATCCGAGAGCCGATAGCTGTAACGCCGGGTACGACCTACGCAATCACCATTGGCGCAGGTGGTGCCGCTGGTGCGTCGGCTGCAAGCGGTACAGCAGGTAAAAGCGGCGCGAATGGTGGGACGACCAGTTTCGGAAGTCTGTTGAACCTGTCGGGTGGCGGTGCTGGTACCGGTGGTGACATAGCCTCGGGGGCCGGTGGTTATTCCTCGGCGGCCGGTGGGGGGGGCGGATCTGACGGAGGGGACGCGCAGGGTCAATACCTCGGCGGAGACGGTGGTTCGGGGGGAGGCGGTCCGTTTGGCACCTCTGGCGGCGGCGGCCGTGCTGGACAGGGCGGCGGACGCACGGCGATTGCAGCCACGGGGAACGGTGTTGGCGGCGGCGGTGGTGGTGCAGGATATTCCCCGGCGGCAACTGGAACGGCAACAGGTGGTGCGGGCGGGGCGGGAATGCCTGGTGTGCTGACAGTGGAGTATTAATTCATGCAATACGCGTATTTTGACCCCATCACCCGCAAGGTGATTGGCTGGTTCGACACGGAGGCATTCGATTGCGTATTGCCTTCTGCCGAGCTGCTGCTGGAGCTGTCGCCGGACGACTGGCAGCGCAACGTGGAACAGCCGCGCTGGGTGACCGAGGGGCTTTTGTTGTCCGACTCGGAGCCTTACCAGTCGGTCACCCTTGAGCAGATCAAGGCCGCGAAACTGGCCGAAATCAGCGCGGCGTGCGCGGCTGAGATCGTCGGTGGATTTTCCAGCAGCGCGCTGGGTGCGCTCTATGCCTACCCCTCACAGGTGACTGATCAGTCCAATCTGATGGCGGCGGTGCTGTCGTCGTTGTCGGCTCCGGCCGAGGGCTGGGAGACGCCGGTATGGTGTACCGATGCGCAAGGCGTCGGGGCGTATCGGCAGCATACCGCTGCCCAGGTGCAGGCGGTCGGTAATGACTCGCTGACGGCTCGCAACGCCGCGTTGGCCAAGAAAGCCGAACTGGAGGCGCGGATTAGCCAGGCGGTGATCGTCGAGCAAGTTCAGGCCGCAAGCTGGCCGAGGAAGTAACCGCTGCACGCCTGCTGTGTATCGCTGAGCGCCCCGTAACCCGGGGCGTTCTTGTTTCTGTGCGTTTTCCCAAGCCCTGCATAGCGGGGCTTTTTCACATCTGGAGATTGGCCTATGAGTTTCTTTCACGGCGTTACTGTCACGAACGTCGATACCGGTGCGCGCACCATTTCCCTGCCGTCGTCCTCGATCATCGGCCTGTGCGACACCTTCACCCCGGGGCCAGGCGCGAACAGCACGCCGCTGGCAGCGGCCAACGAGGTGAAACTGATCACCAGTGAACGCGAAGCGATCGCGGCATGGGGCGCCGACGCGGCGATCACCAAAGCTTGCCAAGCGATTTTCGTGCGCGCCAAGGCGGTGATCGTGGGCGTTGGGGTGGCCAAGGTCGTCGATGCGGCGGAACAGACCTCGGCCGTCATCGGCGGTGTGCTGGCAAACGGCAAGCGTACCGGCCTGCAAGGCCTGCTCGACGGCAAGAGCCGCTTCAACGCGCAGCCACGCCTTCTGATCGCGCCCAAGCACACGGCCACGCTGGCCGTCGCCACGGCGCTGGACGCGCTCGCGGGCAAGCTGCGCGCCATTGCCATCGTCGACGGTCCGGGCACTACCGATGAGGCGGCCATGGACTACGCCGAGAACTTCGGCAGCAAGCGCGTATTCATGGTCGATCCGGGTGTGCAGTTCTGGGACACCACGGCCAGCGCAAGCGTGGATGCTCCGGCCTCGGCCTGGGCGGCTGGCATGTTTGCGTATACCGATGCCGAGTACGGGTTTTGGGCCTCGCCATCCAACAAGGAAATGGTGGGCATCACCGGCACCACGCGCCCGGTGGAGTTTCTGGACGGCGATGAGACTTGCCGGGCCAACCTGCTCAACAACGCGAACATCACCACCATCATTCGCGATGACGGTTACCGCCTGTGGGGTAACCGCACCATGTCCAGCGATGCGAAATGGTCGTTCGTCACCCGTGTGCGCACCATGGATATCGTCATGGACGCGATTCTGGCGGGCCACAAGTGGGCCGTCGACCGCTCGATCACCAAGACCTATATCAAGGACGTGACGGACGGCTTGGAAGCGTTTATGCGCGACCTGAAAAATCAAGGCGCGATCATCAATTTCGAAGTGTATGCCGACACCGAACTGAACACGGCCAGCCAGCTATCGCAGGGCAAGGTGTATTGGAACATCCGCTTTACCGATGTGCCGCCTGCCGAAAACCCGAACTTCCGCGTGGAAGTCACCGATCAATGGATCACCGAAGTTCTCGAAGCCGCGTAAGGAGCGTCTGCAATGATTCCTCAAACCCTTTCTAACACCAATCTGTTCTTGGATGGTGTGAGCTTTAACGGCGACGTGCCTTCGCTGACGCTGCCCAAGATTTCAATCAAGACCGAGGATTATCGCGGTGGCGGTATGGCCGGTGACATTGAACTGGACATGGGCCTAGAGAAGATGGAGGCCGGTTGGGTGACCAATGGCGTGCGCCGCGAATCGTTGAAGTTCTTCGGCCTGGCGGATCGCACGGCGGCCAATGCGGTATTCCGTGGCTCGTTCAAAGGATTGAAAGGCGCCACCAGCGCCGTGGTCGCGACCCTGCGCGGCGGCATCAAGGAAATCGACCCGGGCGACTGGAAGGCAGGCGACAAGGCCGAAATGAAACATCAGATGTCGGTCGTGTACTACAAGCTGGAAATCGACGGCCGTGTGATCTACGAGATCGACATGGTGAACATGGTTCGCGTCATCGATGGCGTGGATCAACTGGCCGCTGAACGCGCCGCCCTGGGGCTCTAAGGAACGATCATGACTGAGAAAGAACCGCTGCCAAGCTGGCTCAAGGAAACCGAGCAGGGCATGAGCATCACGCTCAAATACAAGGCGACCATCAACGGCATCACTGTTGACAAGCTGTCGATGCGCTCGCCGAGCGTCAGGGATACGCGCGTTGCCCGGGAATTGGCCGAGGGCGACAACGCCAAACTCGAACTGAACCTGTTTGCGAGCCTGACCGACTCCCACATCAACGATTTGGAATCGCTCACTGAGCGCGATTACCGCCGCTTACAGGCGGGCTATTTTCGCCTGGTCAGCGAGGACGAGCTGTAACCCGCAGACCATGAAACTGGCGGCCAAGCGGCTGGCGGCGGAAACCGGGTTTTCCGCCGCCGAAATTCTGGCCATGCCGTTCAATGAAATGCTTTGGTGGCTCACGGATTGAGCCCCTTTTCCGGTGGGTGGCAGTATGTCGGACAGCTTGAAAATCGGGCTTGTGATCGGTGGCGCAGTCAGTGCCACGGTCGGCAAGGCCTTCAAGGAAGTCGAGAGCAAGATGAAGGCTCTCGACGACAAGGGTGCGAAAGCGCGCATCCTGCAAAGCACCATTGGCGAAACCATCAAGCTGCGTGACCAGTGGAAACGGGCACATGATACCGGGGCGGTGGGTGCGGCCATGCTGCTGTCACGGCTCAATGCCAACCTCTCGGCGCTCAAGGAGCAGGGGGTTCAGGTCAGCAACCTGGGCAAGGCCTACGAGGCCATGGGGCGCAAGGCCCAAGCCGCAGAGCTGAAAGCCAAAGGCCGACAGCAGATCGAGCAGGGGCGGGCCGGGGTCAAGAGGTCGGTAGGGGCGGCGGTGGCCATGACGGCAGCGGCGGCAGTTCCGACCAAAATCAGTGCGGATTACAACGCAATCATTCGTGACATCGCGATCAAGGCCGGGGTGGCCAATGCCCCGCAAGAGGCGCAGATGTCGAAAACCATCATCGATACTTCGCGGGATACGGGCATGGCCCGCAACGAAGTGGCCGAGGTGGTCAACGCGCTGGTAGGCGCGGGCATGGAGCTTAAAGACGCCATCAGTTACGCGCCGACAGCCGCCAAGTTCGTGGTCGGTCAAGGGGCCGATGGGACCGATACGGCCAAGATGATCAATGCCCTGGGGCAGAACGCCAAGATCAGTGACCCCAAGGTGATGCAACAGGCGCTTGAGGCAATCGCCTATCAGGGCCAGGCGGGAAGCTTTGAGGCCAGCGACATGGCGCGCTGGTTCCCCGAGCTGCTGGCCAGCATGGGCAAGCTGGGCATTACCGGCATGGATTCGGTCAGCCAGTTGGGCGCAATTCTGCAAGTGCAGATGAAGACCGCAGGCAGCGCCGACGAGGCGGCCAACAACTTCAAAAACTGGGTCGAGAAAATCGGCTCCAACGACACCGTTACGGCGTACAAAAAGGCCGGGATCGATTATCAAAAGTCGATGGACACCGGGCTGCAAAAGGGCATGTCGACGGTTGAGGCCAGTTTCGCCCTGGCGCAGAAATACATCGAGAAAGTCGACCCCGAGAAGGCCAAGCAGATGGCCGAGGCGACGGCGCAGATCAGCAAGGAGGCGGACCCCGCCAAAGCCAAGGCCATGATGGCTTCGCTGGAACAGGCGTTGCGCACGGGCGATCTGTTCGCCGACATGCAGGTTAAGGCGGCGCTGACCGCTTTCATGCAGAACAAGGACTTGTACGAGACGCTGAAAAAGGATTCGCGGGAAGCGTCGGGCATTCTCGACAAGAACTTGGCCGAACGGCGCAGCGCCTCGGCGCAGATGTGGAAGGAAGTCGGGCAAAGCATGGACGACGGGCTGCGCTCGGTCGGCGATGCCATTGCCCCGGCGACCGATGCGGTGGCGTCGAACCTGACCAGTGTCGCGCGCAGCCTGGGCGGGCTGTCTGACAGTTCGCTCAAGGTAGTGGGAGGGATCGGCGCGGCGGTCGCGGCAGCGGTCGCGCTGTATGGCGTGATCAGTTCGGTGAAGGTGGCGCGCGGCCTGATCAACATCGGGCGCGGCAGTTTGATGGGCGATCCCAATATTCCGCAAAAGGTGATCGTGACTAACTTGTCTGCCATGGGCGGGCCGGGTGTGGGCGGTCCCGGTGCGGGGCCGGGCGCCAGTACAGAGAGCAAGAAAGGCCCGCGTAGGCGCTGGTGGCGCCGGGGCGGGGCCGACGCGCCGCCCAGCGTGCCCTTGGAGCCCGCAGCAGGCCCCAAACCGCGTATGCGAGTGTATGCCGGGGCCTCGACGCCGGAGGCGCCCAAGCGGCTGAGCGATTGGCGGCCGCCAAGCGATACGCCTCACAGTGCGATCACGGCGAAACCGTCGATCACCTCTGTGATGCCGCTTGCGCCCGTGGCCTCGCTGGCGCCTACCGCAGGCCGTGCGGTCAGCGCTGTGCAGGCTGGAAGGATGGAGGGGCGGGGGAATGTGGCGGCGGCGCTGTTTGATGCGGCCGTTAACGCAAAGGACGTGTACGACAACGCGCAAACCCGGGACGAGAAAGCTGAGGGCTACGGCGCGGCGGCGGGAACGGCGGCGGGCACGTTGGCAGGGGCGGCAGCGGGCGCAGCCATTGGTTCGGTGGTGCCGCTTATCGGCACGGCCATCGGCGGCATGATTGGCGCCTGGCTGGGCAGTCAGGGCGGCGCTGCGCTGGGCGGCACGGTGGGCAAAGCACTGTTCGGCGGGCCGGATGAAGCCGTGGCGCAAGCCCCGTCTGAAACGGGCCAGCGCGTGGGCCCGGAAGTGCCGAGTCTGGACAGCATGAAAGTCGAACTGGAGGCGCGGCGCGAGGGCAAGGGAGCCGTTACGCATAACGATTCAACCCCGGCAGCGGCCCAACGGCCAGGATCGATGATCGAGCCGGTTCGCCCTGTGCGCATGTCGCGGCCGCTGGTACTGGCCCCGACGCAGGTCGTTACGCGTAACGAGCCTCAACCCCCGACGCTGGCTATGGGGGACGTGGCCAAGGCACTGGCGGCAGCGCCGATGCCTGCGGTGCCGCCGCTGCTGGCCAAGCCGGAGCCGGTGGCCAAGCCTTCGCCTGCGAAGATCGAGCAGAAGGTTGAGATCCATGCGCCGCTGACCATCACGGTACAGGGGGACGTCAAAGACCCCCGGCAGTTGGCGCAAGAGCTGCAACCGTACCTGCAACAACAACAGCGCGACATCGCGAGCCAGTTGGAACGCTCACGGCTCTACGATGACCCGCACATCTGAGAGGGGTTTTGATGGCCTACATGGAACAGATGCAGTCCGGGCTGAAATACCTCGCGACCGCAGGGGAAACGGGGCGGCGCAGCCTGGATGGCATGCTGTCCCCGGTCAACGGGGCAATCAGCGAAATCAGCGGCGCTGCTGCCGAGCTGGAGGGCGTGCCCTTTGTCGGCTCCGCCATCGGCGCCAAGTTGCAACGGGTCATGCGTGGCATCAACGCCGCGCAGGCCAAAGCCGGTGCGGTGGTGGCCACTTACAGCCGCGTTTCCCGGGCTGTTTCCGGGATTGACGAGCGACTGGGGACGCTCAAGCAGCAGGCCGCCCGGGCCAGCGCCGCGATCAACAAGGTGGCAGGCAATATCAGTCCGTCGCTGGCCAACGTGGTGCCCACGGCCGCGTTCGCCCAGGACAAGACCCCTGCCGTCGAAGCGGTGACGGCGTTTGCCCATCTGATGGTGATGCAGCCGCTGACCTCGGGCGCCGAGGCCTTTTATTTCAACCTTGAAACGGCCGCCTTCGACGAGCTGAGCCGGTCCAGCGAATTCCGCTGGGCCTCTCAGGAGCGTCTGACGCGCCGTCCGGCCCAGCAGGCCGTTGGCATGGGCGAGGATACATTAACCCTCAAGGGCACCATTTACCCGGGCTTTAAGGGCGGAATCAAGCAACTTAATACCCTGCGCAGCATTGCGGGCCGCCTGGTGCCACTGGCCCTGACCACGGGCTATGGCGAGGTGCTGGGCAGTTGGTGCCTGAAAAAGATCAGTGAGGAACAGGGCGCCTTGATGCAGGGCGGTATCCCTCGCAAGCAGGGCTTCACTTTGGAGTTTGTGCGTTATGGCGACGATCTGCAGAACGTCTGATGGGGATCTGCTGGATACCCTCTGTTTCAACTATTACGGCCACCTGAACGGCACGGTTGAGGCCGTGCTGGATGCCAACCAAGGCTTATCCGCCGAGGTACAACCCTACCGCGCGGGTGTGCTGATCAAACTGCCGGATCTGCCCGAGGCGACCGATGAAGCGGTAATGCTGTGGGACTGATGGCGAACCGCTGAACACAGGATTCAACCAAGGCCCCGCACTGCGGGGCTTTTGCATTTCTGGAGAGCTGATTCATGAAACCGGTGTTTCGCGTCATTGCCGACCGCAAGGACATCACGGCCCTTATCAACGACCGGTTGCTATTGCTGCGCACCACCGACAAGCCCGGCATGGATTCCGATGAGTTCGAGCTGCGCATTGATGATCGTGACGGCGCCGTGGCACTGCCTGCCCGGGGCGCAGATATTGAAATCTTCATGGGCTATGAGGGGGCGAAACTGGCGCGCATCGGATTGTATGTCGTCGATGAGGTGGAGTGGAGCGGCCCGCCCGACACCATCGTGATTCGGGGCAAGGCCAGCGACTTTCGCGGCAGCGGCAAGACCACCCGCAGCGGCAGTTGGGAGGACGTGCCGCTGTCGCGCATTGTCAGCGACATTGCCCAGCGCAACGGCTGGAAACCGGTCTGTGACGTAGCGACGAAGGTGCCCCGGGTCGATCAGTTGAACGAGTCGGACTACAACTTCATCACGCGCCTGGCCAGAAAACACGACTGCACGGCAAAGCTGGCCGATGGCAAGTTGATCGTCAAGCCGCGTCAGGAAGGTCAGACAGCGTCGGGGCGGGCGCTGGGCGCGGTCACGCTCACGCCCAAAGATGTGAGCCGCAAGCAGTTCCGGCTTGGCGATCACAGCACCCATAAGGCGGTGGCCACCAAGCATCAGGACAAGAAAACCGGCAAATTGCAGGTCGTCACGCTGGCGAACGACGACGCGCCGGACGGCCTGCCGCCCGTGCATACCGACCGGCACATTCACCCGAACAAGAGCGCTGCCGAGCAGGCGGCCAAGGCCCGGCTGGCGGCGTTCAATCGCTCGACGGCCGCCGTGCGGCTGGAAATGCCGGGGCGTACCGACCTGTTCGCCGAGCGCTTGATTATCGCGTCTGGCTTCAAGCCTGGACTTGATGGCGAATACCTGGTGGATATGACCGAACAGGTGTTCACCCAGGCGGGCTGGTCGACCACCGTCGAATGTAACGGTGGCAAAAAAGGTAAGGCCAAAGCCAAAGGCAAAAAGAAAAAGCCCCAAAAGGAAGTCAAGGTAGTTCAGCTTTAACCGAGGCGGTCGATTCCGGCCGCCGCTCACCCCCAAGGCCCCGCAATGCGGGGCTTTTGCATTTCTGAACGCTCACAATCTGGAAAACCACCGATGCCAATCACCGAGCAGCAATTGCTGATCATCCTGCCCAATGCCCGCCCTGTTGCGGGCATTTTTGTGCCTGCCCTTAACCGGGCGATGGCGCGCTACGAGATCAATACGCCCGAACGCCAAGCGGCATTTCTCGCGCAAGTGGGGCATGAGTCGAGCCAGCTTCGCAAGCTGACCGAGGATCTGTATTACCGCGACCCCGAGCGTGTGGCCAGGCTGTTCAAGTATGGCTTTGACCTGAACCACAACGGGGTCGTCGACCCGGCCGAGATCGAGTTTGCCAAGGGCTACACCTGCAACCCGCAAAGGCTGGCAAACCGAGCTTATGGCGGGCGTTACGGTAACGGCGGCGAGGCATCGGGGGACGGCTGGCGCTACCGAGGCCGGGGGCTGATCGGCATTACCTTTCGCGACGGTTACCGCGTCGCCGGCATGGCCATGGGGTTGCCCTTGATCGAACAGCCCGAGCTGCTGGAACAGCCGGAGTACGCGGCCTTTTCGGCGGCCTGGTTCTGGTGGGATCGAGGCCTGAACGGGCTGGCGGACGCGGGCCTGTTCGACCGCATCAGCCGCATCGTCAACGGCGGCGGCAACGGTGCCCAGGAGCGGCGCGATCTGTGGAAGCTGGCCAAGGGGGTGCTATGTCCGTCCTCGATCTGATTCCGACACCCTGGCGCATTGGTTTGGCGGCGCTTGCACTTTCAGCACTTGCGATATTTTTTTTCAAGATCGGTGGATCTTGGGAAGCCGGTCGTTATGTTGAAGAGAAGGCCAAGGCAGCGCGGCAGCGAGACGAGCAGATGGGCCGGGTTCTGGCCGATCTGCGCGGCGCGCAGGAGAAAGGCCGTCTGCTCGCGCTGCGGGTGCAGGCCAATGACGAAACGCATCAGAAGGAATTAAGCAGTGTTCAACAAAACCAGAAGCGTCTTGCCAGTCGTTTGGCTACTTCTGAGCTGCGGCTGTCGGTCGTACTCGCCGCCACCGGCCATTCCGCCAGTGGTGAGCAACTGCCAGCCGCTGCCAGCACCGTCGGCGTGGTTCATGCAGGAACGCGCGCCGAACTTGACCCAGCGTTTGCTCAACGAGTTGTCGCCATCGCCGGAGACGGCGACGAAGGCCTCACCGCCCTCGCCGCTTGTCAGGGCTATGTGAAAGAAATCCTTGGCGCCAATCAATATTTCCCGGGATCGACCGATAGCGATTCACCGTAACGCGGGGGCCCTAGCAGGGCCTTGGCGGAAAATGGCGGCAAGCCACTACTGTTTATCTATCCAGTATTAGGAGATTCTATATAGAATCTCTCCACTGAATTTGCTGTAGGAAGGGAACACCTGATGTCGCAACCGCACCCCGTAAATCCTTTGATCAAAAATGACCAAGCGTCTACTATCGACGCGATTTCGCATTTCGTTGAGTTCATGTGCATTCAGAAGGCGAACGACGACGAAGCCCACCCCGGCGAGGTGCTACAGCTTGAAGTGCTGCGGCAAGCCGTGCTGACGCTGAAAATCGTGTAAAAATACACTAAGTGTGGACGAGTGGAGGCGGGCGCGATATTCTGAGCGCCGCTAGCCCGAAGGGCTAAGCAATTAGAAGAAAACAGAATTTGGATTTTTGGCAGGCTTAAAAAAGAAAACCCCCGGCCTTGGCGGGCTGGGGGCTTCTGGTGATCAGCACTAAAAAGGCTTCTCGACCGGGCAGGTAGAAGTCTATTAGCTGATCACTGCATAAGCAAGCCCCTAGCAATTAGGGAAAGCAGCAATGATCGATTCGGCCGCGCCTGCGGACCGGCCTCCCATGATGTGGGGGCGTTCCTCGTACAAGCATTCCGGGCAGTACCTGCGCACGGGCAACCGGTGCGGGCATGACCCGAAGAAACCCGATCTGGAAAGGCTGGCGCTACCGCAGCCGAAAAACGGGTTCATGCTCAAGATGCAGCAGACGCTGATCGAACGCGCCCAGCAGTATTACCACGCACCCAAAACCCTGCCCCTTCTGTCCAATCTGAGCCGCAAGCGCAATCGCGACGGCACGCCGCGCCAGAACCGCAGCGAAGGCCGCGAGGCGCAATGCCTGGTCCTCAGTGCGATCCTGGCCATGACGGACTATTGCTCGCTGCGCGTGGGCATACCGCAGCCCAATGGCTCGTTCAAGCAGCGCTCGATGGACGAAATTGCCCGCGCCTGCGGCCTGGTCAAGCCTGTCAAACCTACGGCTGAAAACCCTGCGCCTGATGACGTGCCGTCTAAGCGGTTCTGGCGCGCCATTGCACAGCTCAAGCGTGCGGCCGCGATTGAGATTTTCGAGCAGTACGAGGAAACACCCGATGGCAAGCGGGGCCGTCCGGCCATCAAGACCGTTTCGGAAAACTTTCTGATCGCCCTGGGGCGCCTGTCCTTTGCCGCCTTCAAGGCGTTTCGCGACGAGTGCAGCAAGAAGCTGCGCAAATGGCGTAACCAGTGGCGCACCGCAGCCCCCGGCGAGTTCGATGCGGCCAAAGCGGCTGAGAAGGTGCGCAAGGATCAAATGCGCCTCGGCGGCAGCACCCGCAAGCCGCGCAAGAATCAGACGCCAAAGACCCTGCCTGACGCCAACCCGCATGCCCAGTTGCTGGCTGACCATTCGGCGCATATGGCGGACGTGGCGGCGAAGATCGCCGACCACATCGCCTCGAACGGACCTATCGGGCTGCGTGAGCGCCTGGCGCTTGAAAAGAAGTTCGGCCTGATGAGTTGGGACCAGTGGCAGCGACGACAAGTCGAATAGCCCGCCCGAGCACACTCCCCCCTCCCTTCCCGATCCCCTCGGCGGCCTCCTATGGCCGCTGTCAGTCACCTCACGTCTAAAACCCCGCCTTACCCTGCGTTCAACCTCTTTGCGCGCCCTGATGGGGCCGCCAAAGCCCCTCGATCCCTGCCTTTTCATCCGCGAGCGCCGCCCAGGTCGACGGCGCTGTAGATAAGTAGGAATTTAAGTGTCCCAAGATGAAAATTAAGTCCGACTGGATTTTTTTAAGTGGGGACTGTTCTTTCCTGCTCTTTTCTTTAAGGCTTCTAGAAGCGGGCTCTGCCATGACTGGCAGGCCCTTTTTAAAATGCCTCGACAAGTCGAGAGCCTTTATGACGCAACCGTTCCGGTTGCAACGATGCCGCCCGCAAGTCGTGCCTACGGCACGGCGGGACGGGGGGAGGCGGCAGCGGTGCCGCCGTTCCGTCAATAAGGCGCCTTCCAGTCGTTGCACGCCGCCTGCCCCTTCCTGTCGACCACAGACCGCGCAGCGGCGTTTCACTCCTTCACGCGCCGGGCTGACGCCCTGTGCGACGCTTCGCGTCGGGTGGACAGGACAGGGGGTCGGTCTGCCTCTTTCGCGCCTGGATCGCTTTCCTCGGCGGCCGTCTCGGCCCTTTTCGCCATTTACCGCGACACCGCGTGCGGCCGTTCGGGCCCGTGGTGCTGGCCAATGCTGCGCGGCATTCTTTTAAATAACGGATTGACGGATTAACGGAATGTGATAGATTCATCGGCAAGGTCGGGCGATTTGCCAAGACCGCTTCCCGGAGAAATACCGATGACTAAGCAGTCCCCTCACGTTATGGCATTGAAAGCCGATTTCCTTAATGACTACGGTTTCAAACTGAATGCCCGGATGGCCGGTGGTTCGCTGCGCGAATGCCTGATCCTGTCGATTCCCGAATTTCGCAAGGCCGAGCGCAGCGACCGTGCCAAGCTGGTCGAGATCGGCGGGTGGCTGGAAACTCGCGGCTTCTACCTGTGTCAGGATTATGGTCGGGCTGGTTTACTGTCTTCCCCGTCAGGGTGGACCTGTTGGAATGGTGGGGTTTCCGTTTTGGTGCGATACTTTGCCAAGGAATAACGGAATATAGATTTAACGGATCATCAAACCGCCACTCTGTGGCGGTTTTCTATTGGAGTGAGTGGATGTTTGGGCTGTTGTTGCGTGACGGGTCACAAATGGAAATTGAAGCGCCGGATTTGCTGGCGGCGATGCGTCATGCACTGCGAATGAGCGCGGATCTTCGAATCGAGGGTTGCCAGTCGAGGGTCATGCGACAGGACGAGATTCGCCAATCGCTTGAGTTGGATCGCCCAGGACTGTTCGAGCCTTATAACGCCGAGTGGCAACCGCCGTCGACCGCCGAATTTCGGGCCTTGCTCGGCGTCGCCGAGCTGACCGGCAGTCAGGCCGCGAAACTGGTCGGCGTGGCACCCGGCAAGATCCGCAAATGGGCGGGTGGGGACGGCGCGCCGCCTTATGCCGTCTGGCGCCTGCTGACGCTTTATGCCGGGCTTGCCCCACTGGTAACGTGGAATAACGGAAAAACGAAATAACGGAATAAAGGATTGACGGAAGCTGCGGGCATGCCTAAGATTCCTTCAAGGTCGGACGACAGTCAGGACCGCAGAACGGAGCATTACCGCATGGCCCGCAAAGCCCCTCAAAAGTTTATTCCCATCGAAGAGCGCCCGGAGTTTCTGGCGCAGGTAGCGCGCCTTGCAGGCGTGGACTTCGCCGAATTCCCCGAGCGCGCCCGGGCTGTCGTGGCCCTGCATCATGATGCCGTGATCACCGGCGACCTGGCGCAGATGGACGCCACGCATTGCGCCTTCGAGGCGCTGGTCTACGTGCTTAACGGCAATACCTTGTTCGGCAGTCGGGGCGATTCGCAACGGGCAGTGTCAGTGCTGGCCCGTGCGGTGGCGGCGGAGCCGGGCCGGGTGCCGTGCTGGGGGCAGTCCGGCGAGTTCCTGCTGGAAATCGACGGCATGCGCATTCGGGTCGAAGTGGAGGACGGGTTAAAGCCTCATCACGGCGTGGCGCTGCATGCCATCGACCTTGACCGACCCTTTGTGAGCGATACGGGCTACCGGCATCACGGGGTGGATGAAGGTGCTAGCCTTGGCTTGACGGTCGATCAGGCCGTGCGGCGGGCGGTCGGTCAATTGATCAATGAAGTGAAGCCTAAACGCATCAAAGATGATGCCTATCTGCGCACAAAGCCCCCGGTAAGGCCGAAATGGCTGGCCGACGCTCTCGCGGGTGTGCAGCCGGATGGGCAATTGGCGATGTTCGGCGATGCGCCCATTTCGACAAAGCGCCCAGCCAAGAGCAACGCCCAGCGGCAGCGTGAACACCGGCAAAAACGTCGCCAGTTGAAAGAGCAGCAAGGCTTGCAACCGGTGCTGCTGAGCGAGCGCGAGCGCAAGATGATCGAGCTGATTCGCAGCAGCGGCACCCAACAGCCAGGCCTTACAGATTTTCCGTTGGCCAGTGAGGTGGATTCGGTCGAAGCTGAGTTCAAGCACAAATTGGCGAATCGAGTCATCACCGGGCGCTCGATCCAGTTTGATGACGTGGTGATCGACCTGCTGCCCCTGCGCGACCAAACCTTGTTACGGTGGGCGCAGCGCAATGAAGAGCTGGTGGCCGCCACCCCTGCCGATCAGGCTTATCCCGATGACCCAAAGGCGCGGAATGTGCTGGGCAAAGCGCTTAACGACCTGCACGAACTGCGCTCACGGTATCAGATGCTATTGGAGGTGACGCGCGAACTGTATGAAATGCTCGATGTTTCCCAGGCCTCGCCGCGTCTGAGTTCTCCTGCCGGTTTTGTGCAGGAGTACAAGCGCTATTCAGAAAGCTGGGCGGTCACTCGCGATTCGGAAAGTGACGGCGTTACGCGTAACAGGTTGTCCGACATTGGCAAGGGATTCATTAGGCCCAAAGTCGACAGCCTGCCGGAAACGGCGCTAAGACTGGTGAACGAGGTCGGTCTGCTCAAGGCATTGGCGGTACTGGCTGAGTGTGCCGACGCTGCGTCAATTAACGAATTAACGAATTAACGAATTAACGAATTAACGAAATAACGGTTTAACGGTGTTGTTATGAGCGGCAAGAAACCAGACACACACCGCGAAGCCTCGTTGTCTCGGCCTGCACCGGCCGAGCCGTCAGCGCGGCCGGTCGGCAACTGGCGGTACTTCGAATCGCGCTTGCCGATCCTGCAAGGTCTGCCCCCTGCAAGGATTCGGGAAATTGCCGCGCAGGCTCGCCCTGGTGAGACGTGGAAACAGGCCATTACCCGGCTTGAGGGTGAGCAGCGTGCCCATTTTCTGGATGGCCTCAAGCCTTGCCGCCTGTGTCGGCAGGTGGAGCACTACCAGACCGAGGCCTGTAAGAAGATGGGCATTTGCGATGCATGCAATGTGGCGCTAGAGGCCGAGCTGTTCAAGGAGCTGGACGAGGTAGAGGGGCATCCGGCCACTGCGGCGCCGAGCAGCCTTGTAGTGGCGTTGGGCGCTGATTGGGTCGCGTGTGAGGACGCATTGCCCTGGAACGATTGGCGTTCGGACCTACATTACGTCGTATACAGCCCCGGCTATGGCGGGGAGCTGTACGTGTGCCGGTTCAGCCTAGGGGCTCCGCGCTGGTGGTGCGGGCCAGTCGAGCGGGGCATATCGGGTGTCACCCACTGGCGCCTAGCCTCGGCCGAAGAGCGCGGGCAGGTTTCCGTTCAGGCGCCGATGCCCGGCGCGGTTTCGTCTGTCCCACCTGGGGCGCTGGCCAGGCTGCGACATTGGTGGAATTGGTTTCGTGTCGAGCATGACATTGAAGACTAGGCCTCTCTGTCCGTCAGGCCTGCCCCCTGCGGTCATGAGGGCGTGCGTATGCGTTCTTTGCTCAACAGGCCTTGCAGCAGGTGCAGGGCGACCAGATTTCCGCCGACATTGTCGCGCCAAGCGTTCTGGATCGACCCATAATAACCATGGATATCGACCATCATTCGGCGATAACGAACGATTTCCAGCACCAGGCGTTTCACGTCAGGATCGGTCGTGCGACCGTACAGCCTGCGCAGTTCAGCCATGGTGACCGGTTCGAAAGGTGGCAAATCGCGCAGCATGGCATCGCTCAAGGCTGTATATTTGAACAGTATTCTGTCAGGTGTTGGAGACGATCACCACGGCAAACCTACAAACGGAAGGCCACATGAGTGAAACGCAAGAGCAACGGCGGGCAAGGGTGCTGGCTGATTTTCAGGAAGCGTTGCACGATCAAGACGCGCTATTGCGCGACCCTGACGAATACACCGCGCCGCTGATCGAGCAGGTGACGGCCGCCGCAGGTCGTGGCGACATCAGCGCCGAGGACTTACGTGAGGCGCTGGAGTGGGCCGAGGCGGCGCAGGCCTGGGCGCTGGAAGAATTATTTACCCGCGAACTGAATCAGTAAGGTTTGATGGCCATGCTTGAAGACATGCCCGCATCGCTGTCGATTGACCAGGTGGTGAACCTGCGGGCGCCGGAAACCTATCTGGTGCGGGTGCAAGGGGACAGCATGCAGGGCGCCGGGATATTCAGCGGCGACATTCTCGTTGTCGACAAAGGGCGAGAGCCTATGCGCGGCAATGTCATCATCGCCGTGATCAATGATGAGCCCATCTGTAAACGTCTGGACTACTGCGAGGGCGCGCCGGTGTTGCGTTCGGACAATCCGAAATACCCGCCGCGATTCATCCTCGAAAGTGATCGTTTCGAGGTGTGGGGAGTCGTCCGCTACAGCCTGCGCGACCACGACCGCAACTGATCGCGGCGTTGATCAGGCAAGAATCTCGATGCCGTGCTTTTCGACGATGGTCAGCAGTTTGAGCGCCATGCCGCTTGGGCGCTTGTCGCCGGTTTCCCACTGTTTCACTGTCGACGCACTGGTGTTCAGGTATCGGGCGAAAACCGGTTGGCTGACGTGGCTGAGCTGGCGAATTTTTTTGATTTTCGCCGCGTCGAATTCTGGCACTTCGGCAATGCACGACTCGTCAAATTTGCGCATGGTTGCCTTGTTGATGGCGCCGATAGCCAGCAGCGCGCTGGCTGAATCGTGAATCGACTCGAACGCATCACTTTTGAATTTCTTAGACATTGCACATCTCCACGAACTGTTTCTGTTTAAGCAGAAGCTTGATTTGCTCGTCATTGAGTTTTTCGTAAACCTTGGCCAGATCCTTAAAGGCTGCTAGCTCCTTTTTGGTGATGTTCTCCTGATCCTTTTTGGCGAACAGGAACTGATACACCCAGTAGTCACGACCTTTGGCCAAGATGATGGAGCGGTAGCGGTTTTCATTCAGGCGTTTCTTCCATACGCCGCCGCCCAGGTCGTCCGCCTGGCCCTTTACGACTTCCTCAATGGCTTCGCACAGTTCGGCATCGGTAATGTCGGCTTTCTTAGCAGCGGTGGCAAAGCCTTTTGTCTTGAATACTCGCATCGGCGTTCCGTCTCCCTTGTGATTAAAATATAACACTAGGTGTTATAGATTGCTAACGTTTTGTGCTACCGTTGGCGACACCAACACGGCGATAACGAACCGGGAACACGAATCATGAGCACGCTGCGCGCGGCACAAAAAACCCAGATCCGCGTCAACGCGGCGCTGGATATGATCGATCAGGGGCAAGACGAGCTGAGCACGCGTTTTTGCGTGGCCTATGCCATCGGCTACATCGATGCCCTTTGCGATGAACGCCTGATCAGCGTCGACGGGGCCCAGTTGTACCGCGAAGACGCCTATGCGCGGCGCCGAGTCCGGCTAGCCGCGCTGGGCGTGGAATGGGTGGACGATTCGCCGCGCTAGAGATAGCGCGGCGAGCGGGCGCTAACGCGCGACGTGCACGATCACTATCGGCACCGAAACGCTAACGGCAGGCGGTGGGGCGGTGACGGCATTGACGATCACGTAAACGGCCAGATCGAGCAGAAGAGTGACAAGGAAGGATTTTAGGTGGTGCATGTCGGTATCCCGATTTAGGTATGGGATACGAATTAGGTAATCACGACTTTTTAATTGCCTCTTGCGGGAAATTCGCCCGCAGAGCGTTGCCAATCACGACAATATTGAAGTCAAGAGAAAGGAACCCCACTGATGCCATTGATCGACATTGAACCGCTTAGGCCTGGCAGTGAGGCCGTCCAGTCCGCCAAACGTGCGTGGTATGCCGCTGAGGAGGCCTTGCGCGCACAGGACAAGGCCGACCAAGAAGGCTGGCATCTGGCCCATGAGCGCTGCGAGACGGCCCGCGAGGTGTACAACGACCTGTGCCGGGACCTGGCCAGGGACGTGCATGCGCTGCTGATCGCCGCCCAGGCGTGACCCATCCCAACCGAAAGGAACCCCGGCCGCGCCATCCCGGAACGGCCATCAGACGCAGTACAAGGAGTCGCTATGCAGTTGCATGAAGTCGAGCAAATCCAAGAGCTGTTCGCGGTCGAAGAAGTGAACGAGGCCTTGCAGCAGGGCTGGAAGATCGTCGCAGTGGTGTCATCGGCCGAGCCGGGGGCGACTGCTACGCCGGTAGCCTGCTACGTGATGGGCCGCAAGTTCCCGAAAAAAGACCCGCTCGCCAGCGGGCTCGGTCGCCACGTCACCGGGTAACGCCGCGTTACGAATAACGGGTGTTCCGTTAAATAGGCCCCCTGACTTTCCAGCAAGTCCGGGGGCTTTTTTGTGGAATGTAGAAACAGACTTCCGGTAAACTGGCAACAGAATTACCGGAAACCTGTTTTCGCGTAATGCTACCCACCACTCGCAAAAGGAAAGGCCATGACCCGGATCGATCACAGCGGCACCCCGAGCGCCGAATACCGTTTTTTTATCTACGACGCCCTAGATGGTGAATTCTCCTACTACCGAAGCGCCGAAGACCGCGACGCGGCAAAGCGCGGGGTTATCGAGAGTTACCTAGATGACGGGTGGAACGATGAGGTGGAGCAGGTTCTGGCCGGGGAAATCACCCACACCTGTCAGAAGATCGATGTCCAAGAGCGGCCGCCTGAGAATGAAATCGGCGAAGACGGCCATGATCTCGACGGCATGTACTGGGAACCCGAATGGTCCTATCGCTGCGATTACGACCTGTTGCCGCTGACGCCCGAGGCGTAACGGATTCGGGAGAACCGCCGACATGCACCCAATAACTGAAATTGAGCCGTGCCCGTTTTGCGCCGGTCCGGCTCGCGCGGATCTGTTCAGTGATGCCACTGGCGTGCTGCGTGAGCAGATCCGCCCGCATCCCGCGCTGGCCGACTGTGTTGCCTACGTCTGGTGCCACGAATGCGGCGCCCAGGGCCCGAGCCTGGACGTGGGCGCGCTGGCAACTTTCGAGAATCTGCGCGACATCGATGCCAGCGGGCTGCGTCAGTTGGCTATCGAGCGCTGGAACAAACATCGCACGTTACCCGTAACGGATTTAGATCGACACAAGGAGGCCTAGCCATGGCCAGCAAGAAAGCCGACACCCTGACCCTCACGCTACGCGCCGATCAATTGGCCGAGGTCGACGACTACTTGGCTAAGCAAGCCACGTACCTGTCGTGCGGTGATGACCCTGAGCAACTGACTGCCGCGATGGTCGAGTTTGAAACCGCTGCGCAGACAGTGGCCGACATCCTCGGTTTCATCCGCAAGGCCCAGTTGGAGAAAGACCGGCGCCGGGCGCACTTCACACAGCAACTGGCGGCCGAGTAACGGATTCAATCAAGGAGACAGCATGGCTAAGGTCATGAGCGAAGAGAGCCAGGCGCATCACGGAGCCGAGCTGCAACGGCGCATCGATACGTTCGCGCAGGCGGTGGACGTGTACAGCCTGAAAATGGAAGCGGCCGAGGCGCGCGGTTATCTGAATGGCATGGTCGATTTTGGCGGCTTGCCGGTGATGATCGGCGAAGCCTGGGAAGGCCGTATCAAGAAAGCTGAACAGGCTCAGATGCGCCGCCTCAAGCCGCGCAAGATCAAAGAAAAGCCGCCGACTGATGCAGAGGTTGAGGCGGCCATGGAATTTTTGTTTAGGTGACGGATTGAGGAATATGAGCACATGAGCAACCCCAAGCAGCGGAAGGTCACCGGCATTACGTGGTGGACCACGGCGCAGGAGGCCTATCTACGCAAGGCCTATCCAGACACCCCGATGGAACAGTTGGTGAGCGCACTACGGCGTTCGGCGACGGCCATCCAGAAGCGTGCCGAGGTGCTGGGCGTCAAGCGCAGCGCTACCTTTCTTGCGAGTGAGCATGGCGGCCGGTTGCGGCCGGGCACTACACGCGGCATGGCGACACGCTTCAAGCGCAAGGCCGTGTCCGAATGACCCCGGCCCAGCGCGTCACCCTCGGCCTGCTGAAAAGTGAAGGTTTCGTGCTCGATGTCGAGATTCGCGACATCGTGCGCGTAAGCCGCTTCGGAACTTGTCGTTTGATTCTCCCTGACGGCACGCAAAAGCGTGGCCATCAGCAGGCCCACCAGCAGGACCAGAAGCGGCAGCAGCGCGGTAGCCAGGCGGGTAAAAAACCCGTTAAGCGTCGGGGATGAGTAAGATGCACCCCGTTACCGTAACGGATCTGGCAAGGGCCGCTAATGAACACGATTGACCATGCGTGAAGCGATTGATGAAAAGCTGCTGAAAGGGCTCATTGCCGGACGTGGGGTCAGCGACTTTCTGATCACGCAGGACGAGGCAGGTAAGTTCATCCTGCACGTTCGCTACACGGGGGCCACGCGCTGGCTGCCCATCCGCTCCCGTGAAAAGAATCCGCGTACCTGGGCGAGCCTGGACACCTTGGCGAGCCAATTGTGGAAACTGGGCGTCCGAGAGTGGCGCACCGAGTTGAGCCAGCCAGTCGGAACAAGTCACGACCATAAACTGAGGCCGAAAAAAAACCGCCCTGAATAGGCGGTTTTTCTTTGGTGGTCCGGTTAGTGGCCTTTCCACCGTCTTACAGGAAGCATTGACGTGGATTTATCCTACAACGAGTTGTCACGCGTGACAACTATGTCAAAGGGCCGCGTCATGCGATACGCGGCAAAGCGTCGTAATGGCACTGAGCAGGCACAGAGGCTACTATAGCGCTGTCAAACGCAGATCGTTACGTTCTGTCGGGCAATGTACAGATTTCGGACCGAGGGCGCGGGCTAGTAATCCGCGCGGATTTAACCCGAGGCCCATCCACCCGACCGAACCTTGCAGGAAGCATTGACGTGCAACTGACGGCGCTATGTGTTCCGGAAAAAGCGGCGGCGGGGAGGTCATTCAGAGACCTTTAGTATGAAGCCATTGCTGATTACACTGAAAGATCTGGTGATTCGTATCGTGGCTCACGCTCTTTACGACTTCATGCGTGATCACTGGAAGGACGGGTTCTAACGAGCCCTGATAGCTGGGGAGGAAGCCCGCCGAAGCTTATGCCAAGGCGGGTTTTTTCTTGCCCAACAAAAAGCCCCGTTTCCGGGGCTCATGCGTTACGCCTATCAGGCGATGCCGTGGGCTTTCTTGTACAGTTCGAAGCCCTCCTTGAGAACGTCCGTCATGGGCTTGTCGTGCATGGTTGCGGTCATCTTGAAGTCTTTTTTGAAGTCCGCAGGCACCGAGAAATTCAGGGCCACGAACTCGCCACTCGGGGCCTTTTGCGTGCTGTCCTGGCGCGACAGTACGTCCTCCGGAGTCGCTGGTGGCAAACCTTTCGTGCCGGGTTTCTTGAGGGTGGTTTTAAGGGCCATGAGTTCGTTCCTTTAATTCGTTAAACCGTTAATTCTTCGACTTTGTTGATGATAGCCTGAATCAGTTTTTCAGCTTCTTCGCGCGGGCCTTGATAAGGCGTTTCAAGGATCGACTTGCCCACGTCCATGGCGCGCCGGAACGAAACCTTTTCCGGGATGTGCCCGTCCAGCACCTGATAGGGTTTCTGTCCAAGGTACTCGCGCGCCTCGGCAATTTCGCTTTCGCTGTCGCCTGTGTGGTTCAGCGCGAAAACGATGCGATTGGCCGGTACGCCGTGCTTGAGGTGAATCCGGTCGGCCAGTACCGCTGCCGGACGCAGATCGTCCAGGGCAAGCGCGGTCGGAATGATGACCAGATCCGAAGCCTTGGCGATGTCGACGGTAATCGTGCTGGTTTCGCCCTTCGGGTCGAAAATCACCACGTCGTAATTTTGCGTGTGTTGAATGGCCTGGGCCACGCTGCCGAACGGCTGAGCGAAGACTGCGGGCTGATGCCCATTGGAAAGACGAATCTTCACCCACTCGGTTGAGGTAAGTTGATCAAGGTCGAAGTCGGCAATGATGGCCGACCACTCCAATTGCGCGAACCCGACCGCCAAGCCGCGTCCAGTGGTGGACTTGCCAGGTCCGCCCTTTTGAGAAATAAGCCCGATCTTGAAAGCCATAGCTTTTCCTTTAAATCGTTAATCCGTTGATTCGTTACCACCAGCCGAGTATAGATCGCGCCGGGCAAGCCATCAAGGAAAAACGGAATAAAGGAATAACGGAATTATGCGAATGCGACAGTGCGTCCGGGCGGACCGCCTGCGGGGGAGGTGACATTGCGCATGCACCGGCTGTACTCGGTGAATGTACGGCTGCGGCGCTGGGATTTTGGGCGCGTGAAATCCTGATCGATTTCAATGGCGGCGATAAAGCAAAGCAGTACGCACAGCGCCTGTGGAATGAGTACGCCCAGGGTAAACCCCCGGGTGATCATGTGAACCTTGTTCTTTGCCGCAAGCTTGCCTTGAATGGATCGCTCGATTTGCAACAGCCCCAGGGTTTCTATCTGCATGCGTTCAGCGATCACGGGCGAGGGAACACCCTCGGCCAGGCTGACCAGCACAAGCAATTCGTTATCAGTCAGATTCTGGCCGGGCAGGCCTATCACTTCTTCGCCTTGGATTTGGGCGCGAGCGTTCAATGGGGCGCTTCCTTGCGAGGGGGAGGGGGTTATTCTTGAGAGGCGATAGAAAGGCCCAGTGTGTCCAGATGCTTTCGCATCACGGTGGCCAAGGCCAAGATGCTGTCGATGTGTTCGAGGTCTGCATGCCCTTCGTTGATGCAGAGCTGTGAGATACCTTGAATGCCTGCGCATAGCCCGTTGACTTCAACGACAGCTTGAAACAGCACCGCCTGTTTGGCCTTGGTGATGCTGACTACATTCGAATTCTGTTGAACCGCCAAATTGCTACCTTGCTGCATGGGAAACCTGCCATTCCTGAAATGCGTGTGATGTTACACGTAATGTGGAAATAGCAGCAATAGAAAAGCCTTCAAAATGAAGGCTATTTGCTATCGGTCGATGGAGATTCGGGCTACGCGTCCGACGATGTCCAAACCGGCCAATTCCTCGGCGGTGTACGATTTATCAGGATATTGATCACTGGCCTGCGCACTGATGGTGAATGTGTTATCCATTTCCTCGCGAATTCGTCTTATCCATATATTGCCATTGACCACGATCCCGAACAGGTCTGACCCCCTCACTTCGGTGTGCTCAAGATCAAGCAGCACTTCGGCGCCTTCCTCGATCAGCGGGGCCATGCTGTTGTCCAGCTGGGCGACGGACAGCAATTTATTCTTGTTGAGCTTGCGGCGATTCAGGTATTCCAGGCTATAGGCCGTGTAATCCGTGGCTTGGCTCAGTGTGACAAGGCCGCCTTTGGTGCTGATGCTGGGGCTGTTGGCGGTCACATAGTTGGCCGAAACCGCATTGAGACTGTCGTTATTAGTAAAGCCTTGAATCCACGCAGCAGGCTTACCAAACAGTTGGCCAAGCAAGATTATTTGGTCTGGTGGAGGGCTTCGCAGTTCCAGTTCCCAGTTGGAATACCGTGACCCGCTCATCTTTTCCCCGGACATTTCCGAGAGGTGCCGAGCGGTTTCCTCAAGGGTCCAGCCCTTGTCGCTTCGACACTGTTTGATTCGCTGGGCAACAATTTTCTTCAATTCAGACATGCGTAATCTCTCAATGGGCGTCGTGAGGTTTCACGCCTTCGCAATTAATTGAATATTAGCGCGACAGAGAGGAAAAATACACATTAAGTGTAGAAATGGCAAAAAAAAGCTTGAAGATTCGAGAGGGATCGAAATACACTTCCACGAAATGTGTAAATCGGCGCCGAACTGTGGAACTGAACCCTTGGATTGAAAGAGTTGCGGGCATTGCTGCCGAAGGTCGCCTCGGCCTTGTGGCGGTGCAGCCTGTGGCGAAGCTGTTGGGCGAAAAGCCAAGGACAGTTTATGCCTGGTATCGCCTTGAGCGCGTGCCGTGCTTTCGATCCGCGCTGAACATCGTGATCGCCTCGAAGGGGGAGGTCGATTACAACGGCATTTTCGCGCCTTTTGGCCGTCAGGCCGTAGCCGTTCCGGGGGCTGATCATGGGGTCGATTAGCCTGCCTGCGAACTTTTCCGCCATGCCGGTCGTGCTCAAAGTAGAGCAGAAATTCGGTTTGGCCGGGATGGCGCGACTGGTCAAACTGCTGGAGCTTCTGGCCATCAGTCCGGCGCGAAGTTCCGGTGTGGTCGAACTTTCTTCGGGCGAGTGGTACGAGGCGCTGCAATTGAGCCCCGTTAGCCTCGGCCCCTTCATCACCTATTTATCGCATGCAGGCTTTCTGAAAGCTGAACAACCTGCCGACAGTCATGCGCCGTTACGCGTAACCATTCTTGATTTTCTCCCTTACCTGTCCATCGCCGAGGCTCCCGCGCTGTTTGCGTTGCCTGAGCAGTGGAGCGCGTGGTGTGTCCACGAACTGGGCATGCCCCCGTCCATCGCGACGGCGCCGGAATCCGTGCGTGTGTTCCTGCGATGGTGCGCCACGAACGTGACCGTTCAAGAAATAGAGGCCGCCGTAGAGCTGGCCATCAAAGCGAGTGAGGCACCGACGCTCACTGCGCTGCATAAGCATTGGAAGACTGTGCGCACCACCAAAATAGAACAGGCCTGCCGGTAGGCACAGGCCGAGGGTTTTCCTTTGTATCTAATCGCACTTGCAGGCGGCCAGGCCGCCGAGCGATCCGCTATCAGCGCCCAGCTTGTGGCGTCTGGCAAAGACTTGTTGCAGGCCTTCACACAGGCCACCCCGACGACTGACTTCGCCTTGCGCCGGGTTGAAATTCTGCGCGCTGCGCTGGAACACCCGGGGCGCGCACGCAATCAGGCGGGCACCGTGATCACGCACTGCCTGACCGAGGAAGAGGCGCAGGAGGTTCGGCTGCGGGGTGGGGTGGTGTGGCACGTCTATGGGCGCCCATCCAGCCACGTCGTCATTCGCCGCGGGGATGCCATTGTCGGCATCGGGTGCGGTCAGCCTGAGCATGTACTGGAGCCGCTGGAGGCGTTATCCGAATTGACGTTATTGCGCCTGGCCAGTGTGGCAGGACAGCACGCGCGAGAGATTCTCGCGAAGTTGGCCAGGCATGAGTAACCCGTCATCCGCCTTGCCCTTTTACGTCTATGGCGACCCGGCAAAGATCATTGAAGAACTGGAGCTGAAAGCCCTGGGCTGCAAAGCCTGTGTGCATTCCGAAACGGTTTTTGACCGGTCGGTCTGCATGAAAGGCCGCAAGTATCCCGCCTGCCGGGCAGACCGCAAGAATGGTTACAAGTTGAGGCCCGAAGCCGGGGGCTAAGGGGGCTGTATGGCACGCCGCAAAAGTAACAACCGACTGGATTCGGCCTTGGAACTGTGGGCCGCATGGAACATGCCCGACAGCGCTCACGCCACGGGCAAGAGCATGTTGGCCAAGCTGATCGACAACAAAGGCGAAATCCTGTTCGGCGGATCGGGGCCGGTGAGCGGTCCAGCAGACGGCTTGGAAAGCGATATCGAGGCGGCGGTTCTGGCGATGTTTTCAGAGAGCCCGATGCGGGCCGACGTGCTGCGGCTGGAGTACGGCGCGGCCTATTGGCAGGTGGCTGCTCGACGGGGCATTTCCGGCTACGACTGGCGCGGTGGCCAATACGAAAAATCACAAGCGCTCGGCATCAGCCTGCGCACCTATCGCAGCCGTCTGGCCGAGGCGCGAAACACCATATCGACGTTACTGGGGGTCGAGTGAAGACACATCCATTATTTGCCGGGTTTGCCACGTCGGAGCTGGTCGAGAAAGGCGCCGCGCTGGGGTTCGACCTGCGTGTGATCGTCTCGCAAGAGCCGTTCTTTCCCATGTCCGTTCGGGCTGCTGAGTTCATTCGTGAGCGCTTGGGCGGCGTCAGCGACGGTTTCTATCGTGTCGCTCGCTGGGAAGCGCCGGGGGTCTATTGCGTGGCCATGGCCAAGCCGCTGACTGCCTTCGCGCACGCCTGCTATCTGGTCGGCCTGGGGCAGGTGGCTCAGGACAGCCATCAGACTCGATCCGTCTACTATCGCTATTCGCATTCGGCGTCGGAAGGCTTGAAAGGCTGGGCGTCGGATCGGGCGAGTGCGTTCGAGGCGGGTTGCAAAGATGCCTTGCGCCAAGGTGCCTCGGTGGTCAGGACTCACCCTGTTGCGCCGCCGCTGGCCAGTGCCATCTATAGCGGTGCCTCGGTGCTGGAGGATCTGCGCCTGTCGGCCTATGCCGCAGTTGGGGACGAGTCGCGAAACTGGCCCAGCGTGGTGCCCGATCAGGCCCAGCAATTCAGCGAGGCGCATGCGCTGCTAGTGGATGGGTTCGCGTGGCATACCGAAAACATCCCGGACTTTAGCGTGTGCTGCGGCTCGGTGTTTGATCACGCTGTGGCGGCCGTCGACTGATGGCTATCAAGCGCGGCGCCTGGTTGATCCGGGTGCCGGGCTATCCGCCATTCCCGATGGTGTGCGAGCCCTGCACCCAAGACGAAGCGCGCAACGCGGTTCGAGGCATCTGGCCTGATGCAGAAGTAGAAAGCTACTGACCCGTTACGCGTAACACTCAATTTATCCAATCATCAGGCCTTGGCGTGTCCGAGTGTCTGTGAGTGCCTGCCCATGCAAAGAATGACCCTGCGCATTGCGCTATCAGACGCGGCCATCAAAAAGCACGCGGCCGATCCAGACGTGTTCGAAATCAACGACCCCCGACATCCGCTGCGCTTTCGCTATCGAGCGGATCGAGCGCGTGGTAGCTGGCACATCGTTATTTACGCCGATGGCGAGCAGAAATGGCGCAAGGCGGCGAACTGGCCGGACGTGCCCGCCAAAACCATGATCGACAGCCTGCCGGGGGTGCTGGCTCGGCTGATGACCGACCCGGATGCGCTGGCGACCGTGGACGGTTGGGAAACCGTAGGCCAGGCATTGCGCTGGTACGCCGGACGGCTCAAGACCGACAACAGCCTGTCGCCGTCGCGGCGCTCATCTTCGGCCTCTGCGATCAAGCGTCAGTTGCTGCCTGCCATCGGCGACCTGCACCTGAACAAACTCAATCGGGACACCTTGGACCGCCACCTGATCCAACACATGCAGGCGGAATACAGCCTGTCCTATATCAAGTCGGTGCTGGATGTGTTGCGGGTGGTGTTCGGCACGGCGCTGACCTTGGGCAAGATCACAGCTAATCCTATGGCCGGTGTGACGTTCGGCAACTTCACCAAAGCGAAGATCCGGCCCAAGGGTGCCCGCTTGCGCCATGTGGCCGTGGTGGATCTGCTGGACGGCTGGGCAGATGCCTTTGCGGACGATCCGGCTGCGGTGGCCCTGATGCTGCTGATGCTGACCCATGCAACGCGCATCACCGAAACCCGCCTGGCTCAGTGGAAGAATTTTCATCTGGAGGCGGGCGAATGGTTCATTCCGGCCCGCGACACGAAATCCAAGCGCGACCATCTGTTGCCCTTGACCCCGCAGGATGTGGCCTTTCTGAAACGCTATCGGGATGAACAGAAGGCAAGGGGGTACGTCGGGGCCTATCTGTTCCCGTCCAGCACGCGCGCCGGGCGGCCCATGTCCAGAAGTCAGGCCTTTGCCATATTCACCCGTTACGGGGCCGGGGAATGGTCAAGTCATGACCTGCGCAAACTCGCGCCGTCGATCTGGGCCAAGCTGGGCGTCGATTCGCTGGTTGGCAAGCTGCTGCTTAACCATTCGCTGACCGAACTGGAAAGCACCTACTTCCAAGCCCTGGGCGAAACGGTCAAGCGCAGCGCCCTTGAGCGCTGGCATGGCTGGCTCGATGCACAGGGCTTTAGTGCGTTGCACGACAAGACCACGCCAAGACAGGCGCAAAAGCCGGTTGCCGTGGACCCCGCAGGCTGGCTGGTCTAGCGGCCAATCAGCAAATTAATCACCTAAGAGGATTTTTTTATGGCCGGGATCGACTCCAAAACGCTGGATCAGATCGAAAGAGCGACGGCGCCTTTCGAATCAGCGGTTCAGCAATTGTTGGAATCTGCATGGGAAAATAGCACTGTGACGGGTCACGGCTCTGAGGAAGCCGACGTTTCCCCGGAAGCGCAGCGCAAGCGTCAGCAGCGAGAACGCGAGAAAGCGGCCGGGGTTGAGGTAATGGAGCTGAAATTCAGCCCGCACGAACGCGCTGAACTGGACGAAGGCCGCGTAGGTCGTGGCTCTCAGGGCGAACCCTATACAACAACCGAATACATCAAGACGCTGATCCGCAACGATGTGATGCGGTTGCGCAATGAGCGCAAAAAACTGGAAGGCAGGATCTGCAAAAACTGCCAGAAGCCTTTGCCAAGGGGCTGCGGGGGCACTTGGGGCCGCGAGGCCCTGTGTCTGTTGGCACGCTCGGAAATTGCGCTCGCGCTGTAAAAAAAGCGGGTTGACAGAGCGGCGGTTTTTGACGATTAGTGTTTTTTTACACGATGTGTGTTGACGCGGTTTGCAGTTTCCCCTATCTTTCGCTCCATTGTGGTGTTGCTCCGGCCACGATACGAACTGCACAGCATTCCCTTTAGCCCCCGGCCTTCGCAGGTCGGGGGTTTTTTTATGCCTTTTCCCCGTCAATCGGGAGAACAGCCGAGATGCCGACCATGCCCCCGGAAAAAGACCCTACTTTCTGGGTCATGCTCGCCGCTTCACTGCGCGACCATGGCCTTGCCGCCGCGCTGGCCGCCGTTTTGAG